CAAAATTCAAAATCAGAAAGCCTCAGAAGAAAATGAAATTTTCGTAGTCCACTCCAATTCCGAAGAACCCAAGGGAACTACTACACATGACATACTAGAGTTGGATACTTCATCAGATTCTTTTACAGAAGTAGAATCAGACTTCCCAAGGGAAAGAATGATCGAACTGTTACACCAAGGTCTAACACCCGAAGAAGTAATTCTCAGACTAGCCGACGAACGACTTAAACCCGAAAAACAAGCCACAACTCAAGCTTCAAGAACATTTAACCAGGAAGTACTCCTATCTAGGATGGAAGTACAATCTGGCACATTAATTGATTTTATAACTTCCTCACGTAAAACTATATCACCATGTAGTAAATGTGTCAAAACAGATGCAAAAGGGAGAGAGTATTTGGAGATAAGATATCCCCAGAAAAATGGTACCCAGATGGGACTGAGACTCAGTTTTGTACTACTCTGCATATTGCACGGTTTCGCCGTTTACAAGAGTGGAGCACTAGGCTACTCTAATGTATTCGGAGATGATCTTGTTTCTAATATGACAGAAACACAAATCAATGACTACCATAGATGGATGGACAATATAGGCTTTGTTATGAACCGTAACAAAGAATTTAGATCAAAGACAGCTGTACAGTTTTGCGGTAACTATTATTCAACTCTATTTCCAGATTACGAATCCATTCCTGAATTCAAATCTCTTCTACATCCCAAGACAAACATGCTCCCTGAAGAGGACGAATACTTAAGGCTAATAGAAGTTAATAACAAGGAAATACTCAATGCAAGTAAGAATGAAGCTAAGGCAATTATACAACTAGTCAATCGTAAATATGGACATACTTTGAGATATATGTCCAAATTTGCAAGTCTTCATCTACCCAAAACATTAGGCGGCATAGGAATGCTACCATACACCAAGAAGCAGACTCGAGAGTCCGTATTACTTAAAATACTATTTAATCGACTTCCTTCAGAAGAAAGGGATTCCTATATCAGTCGAATAAATTCAGCTTGGCGCACTGCAATATTTGATAAAGAGACAAGGGAGTTCGAAGCTACCTTGACAGAAAGTCTGACAGACCGTAGTCTCAGATACTCATGTAATAATAGAATCCCCCTAGAAGAAGGAAAGAATTACCTCGTTAACAAATTCAGGAATATTGCACA